GAAGAATACGAAAGACTTGTCGAGAAACTTATAATGCAGGAACAAGCGAGGGGCAAGAGCAGGGACAGGATTGCCATCGGGCCGGAGAAGCTGCCTATCGGCAACGAGTATCGCGGCGGGGTAAATCCCCCCCCGCCGCCCGTGAGGCAAATTTCACAGGAAAAATTTGTCCCATCTCCATACGGGTCGGGAAACAATACCTCTTTAGCGAAGGGATTCAAGTTCTACCAGGACGCTTTCGTGAACGGTTACGGCAATCTTGCCGGGCTCGGACTGTCCGATACGACCATACGAAGATTGTTTGGCGTGGAAAGTTATAGTGTTTTCAAAAGTCATTCAGTTTTAGATGAAGAGGCGGATGAACGGTATCGATATGAAATGGAGTGTTTACAAAAACGTCTTGCGCACCTGATGCTCATTCAGGCACAAGGTTATTCATACGAGGAGGAGAGAATCGAATACAAAAAAAAGAATGGTAGATGGGTAGAATTTAACAAAAAGAAATTCAAAAAATGGCATCCAGGCAATGGTTATATGCTGATTACTTATCTTGTCAACAGGTTTCCCGAAGATTGGAAAATCAGCAAGGAAGTGGTTCATAAAGAAGCGGCTTATGATACCGATAGAAAAAAAATTGAGTCTCTCGCCAGAGATGTTTTTGCAGCAGATACCCCTGAATCCGAAGGAGAACCTGGCGTTCAGGGCTGACCTGCACGAATACCTGGCGGGTGCTTCAAAGCAGGCACGCAGCGATTTCGTGGAGATGTGCAGGGTATTGCCGCCCATTACTTTCAAGACGATGTTATGGACGGAGCAGCCGAAACCCAACATCAGGCCTTACGGCGTCTGGCCTTTTATCACGTGGGACTCACAGGACGGGAAAATCAGGGAAATAAGTTATTATATGGCACACGGGGGAATTATACAAATCGGCAAATCGAGGGAGGTGGGCGCTACGTGGATAATTCTTGGCTGCGGTCTTAATCGTTGGCTGTTCACGCCGAGAGACAGGGGCTTGCTCGTATCGTGGAAAGAGGAGATTGTCGATAAGAAAGGCAATACCGATACTTTGTATTACAAGCTCGATTTTATGCTTGAGCGACTGCCTATATGGGCAACGCCTGGAATAGAAAGAACCGAAAGGCATTTAAGAAATCTCTGGAACGAAAGCGTTATAGACGGTGAGGCGACAGTCAAGAATGTCGGTCGCGGCGGGCGCAGGACGTGGTCTTTCTGCGATGAGTTTCCTGCGATTGATTACCCGCAGGCGTCGGCGATAGACAGGACGCTCACCGATACCGCATCCTGCCGGATATTCCTCGGCACTTCCGAATACGAATCGCACCCGTTCAATAAAATCGGTTCGAGGAAAGGGACTGTCCAATACTTTTTGGGATGGTGGGGACATCCGTTCAAGGCCAGGGGACTCTACTTCTCGCCGGACATAAACAAAATAATCATCGAGGATATGGACTATTACAGGAAACTTGCTCCTGAAGTTTTCAATAAATACGAAAAAGGGCAGGAGATAACATATTCGGAGCTCGAAGAAGAATTACTCTACAAATATCCCGAACTAAAGATTTCCTTCGTTGCGGACGGCGGCAATCCCGAAAAGCCCAAGTGGCGAAGCCCCTGGTATGACAACGAATGTGAGATACGAGACCCTATGGACGTGGCGGTGAACCTTGACGGCAACGCCATAGGCGGGGGCGACAAGCCGTTCTCGCAGGCCACCATCAACCAGATGTTAGACCAGTATGTCAAGAACCCTTCTATAACCGGAGAGGTTGTATTCGATATATATAATAACAAGGTAACGGGAATCAAATTCATCGAAGGCGGCAGGGGAAGATTGAAATGGTGGGGCGATTTGGCGGGTGCGAGACCCCCCCAGAACCACAATTTCGTTCTCGGCGGCGATATATCTCTGGGCCAGGGACAATCCAACTCCGTCTGCTCGATATTCGATACGGACGAGAGAATTAAAGTCGGCTGCTGGTCGGACTCTTATACCTTACCGGAGCAGTTTGCCGAGCAGGTCTATGCGCTCGGCCGGTGGGTGGGCGGCGCATCCGTAATGCCGCTGCTTAATTTCGAGGCCAACGGGATAGGGCAGGTATTCTTAAAGAGAGTGAGGGAGTTGGGATATACGTTTATCTATAAATCTTCGATAGAGAAAAAAGGTATGCACGAAAAGTCGCAGATTCTCGGCTGGTGGAACAATCCCAATAATCTATTGGCTTTGTTCGCATCTTACAACGGGTCTATGACTGCGTGCTTCCGTCCGAAAATGACCGCCAGAAAATTTGTTAATCCCGATAGGGAATCGCTTCGTGAGGCGACAGATTACATCTTTCAGGGCAAGCAGATAGTCCTGTCAAGCTGCATCGAGGATTTCGGCGGGGCGAAGGCCGCTCACGGCGACCGCGTGATTGCCGATGCCTTATGTAATCTCGCCGCACAAGACCAGCCGAAGGCGGCAAGGGAGTTCGCCTCGAATATTTACGGCACTTCCGAATGGTTTGAGAAGAGGTTTGAGCGGGAACAATACGAAAAAGAGAACAGAATCAAAGTCTACCTGGATTTCTGATATATGGTTCAAATAAACACCAATGATTTTATGAAGCGGCTGAACAAGGCGATTATATTCTGCTATCGGCACAAGAACAAGACCGACCTTAACAACGCCGCTATGCTTGAAACTTACGCCTCTTATTACTATACAGAAGAGATAAAAGCTAATTCGGGCAGAACCCCGCACCCGATAAATATGATTGACCGTGCCGTGTCTATCTGGATGCCTTTTCTTTGCGGCGGGACACCGAAGTTCATAGTCAAGCCGAGATACAATATCGAATATGAGCCGTTTGCCTATACGTTCCAGCTTGCCCTCAACCAGTGGCTTAACGATATGAAATTCGCCGAAAGGACGCTCAAGAAAGTGGTTTTCGACTCGCTGTTCAGTGAAGGCATAACAAAAACCGGAACTCAACGTGCGGATACGAAGCGCCTTGCGGGCTATCTCGCCGTTACCGGCAAGCCGTATTGCGAAAGGATATGCCGGAGCAATTACGTTTATGATATTGTAGCCAAAGACCGTGAGGAGTATGAATTTGAAGGCGATGAGTATCTTCTTCCCACGGACGAGGCGAGGGATATGTTCCCGGAATTTGCGGACAAAATCAAGCCGGACTACAAGCTCTGGAGCGAGACAGACCCCAGGGAAAATATAGAAAAAGACAAGCCATATTACGGAGAGTTGACGGAATATTCTCGTTTTATAGATTTATGGCTGCCGAAATGGAGGGACATTATAACTATCCTGCCCCCGCACAGGGCGTTTGAGAAGATTTTGCGGACGGTGGACTATAAAGGGACGACTTCCGGCCCTTACGATGTTCTGCACCATAAAATCTTTCCCAACTATACCATACCAATCCCGCCGATTTACGGATTGATGGAGCTGGATACTGCGATAAACACGCTCTTTACGAAGGCCAGGGGCCAGTTTGAGAGGTTAAAGAAATTCGGGGTGGCATCCAACAAAAAGGACGGCGAGACCGGAATGAGCGCAAAAGACGGTGGTATGTATCAGTTTGACGAACCTAATCCCATAAAGGAAATGACGCTCGGCGGGGTAGTTCCTGAAATATGGGACGCTTTATCTATAACGATGAACCAATTCGCAGAGCAGAGCGGTATTACCGGCCTCGACTACAGGAGTCGGGCGAAGACGCTGGGCCAGGAAGAAATGTTGCTGTCCAACGCCGCCAGAATTGCGAACCAGATGAGCCAGAATGGCAATGTCCTTGCTTCCAATCTCGGCGAGAAGCTGGGGGAAGAGTTGTGGCAGAACCCGACTATGGAAATCAGGGCTATAAAAGAGCGAGAGGGACTGTATCGAATACCGGTCAGATACAACCAGCTTCAGCAGCGGGGCAAGTTCTCCGATTACCGGATAAGCGTGGAGATGTATTCTATGCAGCAGTTATCGCCTGGTGCGCAGTTCAATAAGCTCTGGCAGATTCTGACGGGATTCTCGATTCCGACCGCCCCCCTGGCTGCCCAGCAGGGCAAAACACTTAACTTCGATGCCATAAGAAGGGACTTAACGAATTATGCCAATGTTAATACGGATTCGTGGTATCTGGACGAGATGGCAATAGGCGAGGGCGGACTCAATCCATTTCAATCTATGGGCGGTGTTAAAAGTGCAGATACCCGTTTTGGCTCAAACGAAGGCGATAATCTCAATAATAGACTTCAATATCAGTCGGCGAGAGCCGGAAGGACTACAAGGGAGTAGATTATGGCAACAACAGAAGTTGCGTTTAAGGTAACTGTAACACCGACGACGGGAAGGACGAAGAATTTTGCGTTAAGTTTTACGTCCGGCACTGCACCGGCGGAATGTTCGCCGCAGGAGGCCAGTGTTGGTAATACTTCTTTCAGTATAGATTTTGGTCATATAGCCGCCGGGAGCGCTTATCTTTTTTGTGTGTATGCGGTAACTGGTAATTTTTATTTCAAATTTAATTCTGCTTCCGGCGACCCTGTTTTGACTGATTCTCATCTTTACGTGCCGGAAGGTGAGGGTTATCCGATACCAATAAATCCAAACTCAACGGCGTTTGCCGATGGGATAAGGGGTATCAGTGATAGCGCCTCCGGTAAACTCGAATATATATTAGTAGGTTCATAATGCCGGTTTACAGCTATTTTTGTGATTTTTGCGAGACGAGCTTTGATACGTTCAAGGCGAAATACAACCCGTCCCCGAAGAGAAAATGCCCGGTATGCAGGAAAATGGCAAAGTTGATTGTTGCTAATATGGCTAATGTTGGTGAAGACCATCCACGCTGGTCGTGGGCTATGGGCGTGAATGTGTCGCAGATTGAAGAAGCTAAAAAAGTATATCCCAATGCTATTTATAATAAAAAAGGGCAGTTATACAGTAAGAATTGGAAACATCATCAAGAACAGGCAAAAGAAAGAGGAATGGTTATAGATTAGGAGATATTAAAATGTCAGCAGAAGAGATAAAAGAACAAACGGGAGCAGGGGCTTTACCATCGAATGATAGTGAATTGCCGGAGGCGTTCACAAAGGTGCTTGACGCTATAGATGAAGGAAGTGCCCAGGAGGGCATAATACCTGAAACTCCCAAAGAGTCCGCAGAGCCGGATTCGCAAATACCCGCAGAAGCGGGTGAAGCCGCCAAACCTGTCGGCGAAAAAGAAATTCCCGAAGGGGATGTGTCAGTTGAAACTGACGAAGAAATTCTGGAGTCGATAGACCCAGGAGTGCTTGATGTCTGGCGGGACGCCGGATATGACGATGATGAAATCATTGCAGAGATGAAGAAAAGGCCGGAAATGGCCGATGACATTCGTGAGGCAATAGACGAAGCCGAAGTGCAAAAGACTCGTATTCCGGTCAGAGAGCCGGAGAAACCAGTTGTGAAAGAAGAAGCGATTGAGGAGCTTAAACTTAACCTCGACCCTGATATGGTTGGGGCGGACGTTAAAACGGCAATCGACAAGATAGTCGATGCGGTGAACGTCAGCAGGAAGGAAGCTCAACAGATTCGCAAGGAACTTCTTATTGAAAAAGAGGCGATACAAGTCCAGAAAAACGCCATTCACAACGAGCGCATAGACAGGTGCTTCGACCGTTTCACGAAACAAGTGCCCTCGCTGGGCAGGTCATCCAAGTTATCGAAATACAATTCGAGAATCAGGCACGAAATTTACGACCACGCCGCAGTTATTTCCAGGACGAGAGGAACGCCTATCGAAGAGGCGATAGGGCAGGAAGTTCGGCTGTGGCAGTATCGTTATCAGAAACCCGATGCGCTCAAAAAAGAAGCACAGCAGACGGTTCTTGATAAACTTAATAAGCAGAAAGGAAGATTTACCAACCCGCCAGGCAGGACTCCGTCAAAGTCGGTCAAAAAACAGTTTGCATCCGAGGCGGAGGAAGCCGATTACATTGTCCGTCAGATAGACGATAAATATGCGGGTTGAGAAAGGAGTAGATTATGAGTGCAGGAATGACGTTAGCCCAGTTCACTGACTTGACAAACTCCACAGACCCTTACGTGGAGAAGGAACTTGGGGTAACAATGAATTACAGAAGTTACGAATGGACAAACACGATTTTGCCCAAGTTCAAAAAGACCTTTACCGGTAAGCAGTATGAGATACCGATTCAGGTCGAGGACGACACCAACGGCGGGCATACGGGAATGTTCTTCGTTCAGGATAACGTCCAGATTACGGAGCACGACCAGACGCTTACTATTTACCCCCGGCACTATCGCAAGCCGATGACTTACGATGCCGCGCAGATTGATATAAACTCCGGCACGAGGGTTCAGAGATACAACTGGATTGTCAGCAAGAGGATAGCCCACGCCCGCAAAATTGCGGACGATATTAAGGCTGCCGGATGGTCTGCCCCGACAAGTTCGGCGGATGCCGACAGTCCGTTAAGCCCGTTTGCGTGGCTTACTCTCGGAACAGACGGCTCTACGGGCGGATTTACAGGTGGTAATCCCTACTATCTGGACGGCAATCAGTTCAGTGCAGGCGGCCTGTCGAGGTCAACTTACCCGAAGCTGAAATCCTATTTCGCAGACCACAACGGCGATTTAAGTTCGGCTGTGCTCGATATGTTGTC